ATCATCCACCGGCCGGTGTCGGTCTGTGTGGCGCCGCGGATGCGACCGGCCCGGCACGCGGCCCGGATGGTATCGGCGAGGCGGGTCGTGTTGTCGGTGTACCCGTAGGCGGCGGCCTCGGCAACGGCGTCTCCGATATCGTAGCTGGCGCCCCACGCCGGATCGGTGTCGGCGATGGGTTCGCCGACGGCGCCAAACGCCAAAAATTTTTCAATGGCGTCGCGTAGTTCCAGCACGATGTTGGCCTCTCCGATGATCTGCGGGTCGCCGTCGGGCGTGATCCAGCACCAGATTGGATCGGCGGTATCGTCGGTGGTGATGAGTTGGTGTAGTTTCATGGTTGTCCTTCGCCGGGATTGGCCGCCCGGCTCGGCGTGGGGTGCGTTAGCTGCGCTCGTACTGGATGACTCCGGCAGAAGCGTCAAGCCACAAGTCGATGTTGCGCTCAGTGGTGATCGTGTAAGTCTCTGTCTCGACTGTTGCGTCAACGAATTCAACGACCGCATCCTCATCGTAGTCGTGCAGTCCGGCAAAGGCGTCTGGTTCCGTTGCTGTGCTGGCTTTGACTGTTACCGTGTAAACGTTCATCCTGTCATCCTTTGCCGGGATTAGCCGCCCGGCACGGCGTGGGGTGGGGTGCGTTACTCGTCGTATCCGTACTGCGCTTTGTCCGATTCTGCCTGTGCCGCATAGAAGCGCTGATCCTCGCTCCAGTTGTCGTATGCCTCGACGCTGTGAAACACACGACCTTCCTCGATTTCCACTGACCATGACCCCTTGCCGTAGTGCCGGATACTGAACTTATGGCCGTCCTTGTCGATGCGCTTTGCCAGTTTGGTTGCCTCTGCCTTGTTCATCTCATCATCTCCTGTATCCTGTCGGGCTACTGCGTTTCGCCCTTCGTGTCTATAGTATATCACGGTTTCCGTGATTCTGTATCCCCCCAATATCACGAAAAGCACGAAAAGCGCAAAAGTTTAAGGTTGGCCGGCAGGGGTAGCACGTGCGTTCTGTGCGTGCTATAATCCGAGAGACAACCAGGGGAGGCGGGTGCCCGTGTGGGGCATCCGCCTTTGTCATTCCCCCACCGGCCCGCCCCTCCGCCCTATTCCGGGAGGATGGCATGGAACCGCAAGCATTACCCCAACCCGTCGAGAGCGATGTCTGGATCTACCGCATGGTGGTGGGTGGCCTGGTGCTGGTGGCACTGTCCACTGTGCTGGGCGGCATCGCGCTGGCGGTCATGGGACAAGAGATATCGGCGGCGGTGATCGCCCTGGGCAGCGCGGCTATTGGCGCGCTGGCCGGGCTGCTGGCCCCGTCGCCGGCACGTTGAGACAACACCAGGACTTCTCCTTCTGTGGAACCTGTACGGGGCGAAAGGGCGATGCTTATGCGTCGCCCTTTCGCATAGACAAGCGGTAGGCGCAGGGGCGGGAAGAGGCCATGAGGCTGAAGATTTGCTGAGTGAATCCTGAGTATGCAGAGCCCGGCCTATGCAGTGCGGTACCTATCGTACGAACTGGTGCAGGCACTGGAGAAACTGACGGAGCAGCAGCAGGCGCTCGTGTACAAGGTGGTATTCAAAGACAAGTACACGGGCGGGCGGTCCTTGATTCCGTGGCGCTATATCGGGCCGGGCAAGCTGGTGAGCGCAGAGACGTACAGCGGTCGCGGCTGGCAGGATGAGGAGGGGCGCTGGCATGACGTGGGCTGGCACCACCAGCCGGACTTCGTGGCGGCGGTGAAGCTGGCCAAACGGGCGGTGCTGGAGGTCGGCACGGAAGAGGGGCTGGCGCACGTGGCGAAGGCGAAGGACAGCGCACGGGCGAAGCTGAACACGCTGACCCGCACGCGCATTGCCATTGCGCAGGATGAGACGGTGGACGCCAACGCACGGCTGAAGGCGATCAAGGACAACGAGGCGCTGGCCCTGCTGGGCACGGAGACGGCGGCCGGCAGCGACGACGAGGCCGGCGAGGGGACACTGGAGGCGGATTGGTGGAAGGCAGCGAGCGAGTGAGCGAGGGGAGACCTAGACCCTACTCGGTGATCGATGAATATATGGCACGGGCAGACCAGGCGCAGCCCACGCCGGCCGACGGCGACGATTATACCTATGACCTGCGCACGCCGACGGAGCGGGCAGCGTTCCGCGTAGACCAGGCAGAGGCACGGCTGGCCAGGTTGGAGGCGCAGGTCACTGGGCTGGCGCCGATCATGGCGTCGCTTGGCGAGATCGCCGGACGGTACGCAGAGTACGAGCAGGAGTTGCGCACGGAGATCCGCACGCTTGCAGAACGCATACAGCACATTGAACACATACTGGAGCAGTGGACCGGTGATCATGGATAGGGTCCTGGCGCTGCGCCGGTATCAGCAGGACATGGCGCTCTTCAGCCGCGACGTGATCGGCTACCCGCTCTATCGTTACCAGGTAGAGTGGGCCCAGCACGCGCTGGACCTGGTGCACGAGCGGCGCAATGAGGTGCTGGTGGTGGAGCAGCCGCGGCAGTCAGGCAAGAACGAGACCAGCGCACAGCTAGAGTTTGCAATCCTGGCCAGGCACGGCGCGCACGGCGGGGAGATGGTGAAGACGGCGCCGACCTTTAAGCCGCAGATCGTGAACAGCAAGCTGCGCTTTGAGGCACGGGCGAAGATGGCGGCAGAGCGAATGCCCTTCCTGAAGGTGCGCCCCAGCATGGGCTACATGTACCGGCTGGGCAGGGCGGGGATCACGTTCCTGAGTGCAGACCCCAACGCCAGCGTGGTGGGTGCTACGGCCAGCCTTGCGCTGGAGGTAGACGAGGCGCAGGATGTGGACCGGTCCAAGTTCGACAAGGACTTTGCGCCAATGAGAGCGTCGACCGCGGCGCCCATGATCCAGTACGGCACGACGTGGACAAGTGACACGCTGCTGGCCATGACCAAGCGCGATATCCTGGAGGGCCGGCTACCGGGCAAGGTCTTCAGGGTGCTACCCGAACAGGTGGGCGAAGAGAACCCGGCATACTGGGCGTACGTCGAGGGGGAGGTGCGCCGGCTGGGGCGACAGCACCCGCTGATCCGTACCCAGTATTTCCTGGAGGAACTCGAGAACCGGGGGCGCCTGCTCACGGAGACGCAACTGCGGCAGGTGATGGGCGACCACGCACGCAAGGAAGAGCGAGAGAACGAGGGCATGATCGTCGCCGGCCTGGACTGGGCAGGGGCGGACGAGGACGCCGGCGAGATTGCCAGCCTGATGAGGGAGAGCAAGCGAGACAGCGTGGCGCTGGTGGTGGGCTCGGTGCAGTGGGTAAAGGAGAGCGAGGGGCTATGGGTCCCGCTGGTGCGCATCCTGGCCCGCTATGAGTGGACGAATGTACACCCGCTGAGTATCAAGGCGACGCTGTACGACATCCTCCAGCGCAAGTGGCGGGTCAACCGATTGCACAGTGATGCTACCGGGATTGGGGCGACGGGTACGCTCGAGTTAGCCAAGGCGCTGGACGCCGAGACAGGCAAGCGGGTGCAACCCGTCACCTTCGACGGGGCATGGAAGACGCACACCGATCTGGCATTCCAGTATCTGTCATTGGTGAACGGGTCGCGGCTGCTCGACTACAGGGCGGCCGGCTTTGACCCCATCGAGACGGCAGGGCAGGAGGAACCGGAGCGGGAGAACGTACACCGGCACGCCTGGTGGCAGCGGGGACACGCGCGCATGGAGGCGCGCAGCAACCAGCGAGTACGGGTCTATGTGCCGGAGAGCGAAGGGCACGACGATCTGCTGCTGGCGGAGTTGCTGATGGTGGACGCGGCGGTACAGTTGCAGCCAGTGGCGCCGGTGCAGCCGGCTAAGCAGAGGAAAGCGATAGCATGAAGCTGACCATAGACGAGATTAAAGAGCGAATCGAGGCCATCGAATCCAAGCAGGGCGAGTACCGCAAGGCGGCCCGGGCGTGGGAAGATATGTGGAATATGAAGGTCTTCGACCGCACGCCGCGCGATGCCATCGAGCAGGACGGCCAGGAGCAGGTGACGCTCCCCGTCGCGTACAACGTGGTGCACCTGGCGCAGCGGCTGATCGCCAGCGATCCGCGCATCGAGGTGCCGAGCGAGACGGCGGAAGAGGACGACGACCAGGCAGCCCAGCGGCGGCAGCGATGGCTGAGCGCACTGTGGCAGCGGACAAATAGGCAGCAGGGGCGGGATGTTATCGGCGATGCGGTGTGGCAGGCGCTGGTTCGTGGCAGGTTCTGCTTCCAGGTGCTGTGGGTGCGTGACCAGTTGCCCGAACGCATGAAGGATCGGCGCCTCCCCGTGCTGATCCGTGTGCTGGACCCGCTGAATGTGGGCGTCAAGCAGGGGCCGCTGTACATCGAGTACGCCTACCACAAGGACAGGCAGACGGCCGACAGCCTGGCGCAGATGTACCCGGATCTCGAGATCAAGAAGGCGGGCAGGAAGGGGCGCCGGGCGGGGATGCGTGGCGACGATAAGGTGGACGTGATCGATCTCTGGTACGTGGACCCGAAGGACGGCACGGTGTGGAATGCGGTTGTCGTCGAGGAGCAGTTCGCCAAGGAGCCGATGCAGACCGACTACCCCGAGATCCCGATTGTGTACGGGCTGGGTGACACGGCGCCGATTGACGGGGAGATGGGGCAGGGGCTCAGTATCCTGCACCCGCTGAAGGACATGTATCCGTACATGTGCCGGCTGGCCAGTCAGATTGGCACGGGGTTGCTGGCCTACTTCTGGCCGGCGATCACGATCCAGAACGAACTGGGGCAGGAGGTACCCGACCTGGACATTGGGCCGGGCAAGACGACACCGCTCCCCGCCGGCACAAAGATCGATATGCTGCGCGCCGATGTGAACGTACCGCTGGCCAACAACATGCTAAGTATCCTGGACACGCACGTGCAGATGGCTACCTTCCCCGGTGTGATGTACGGGGAGAGCGGCAACATGCAGGCAGGGTACGGGGTCAACGTGCTGGCAGACCAGGCACGCGGGCGTATCGCACAGTTCCGCAACAACGTGGAGAGCGCACTGGAGCACGTGAACGAGATCGTGCTGGGCCTGGTGGACAACCTGGCCGACACGGAGGGCGTGCAGATCTGGGGCAAGGATGACAAGAGCGGGGCCATCTATAAAGAGGTGCTCACGCCGGCCGACATCGAGGGGGCGTACAACAACATGGTGACGCTTGTCCCGTCGGTGACGCTGGACGACCTGCAGAAAGAAACCCTCGGCCTGCGCATGGTGGAGCAGGGGATCGCTTCGATGCGTACGTACCGGGAGAAGTTCATCAGGGAGGAGTTCCCCGACGACGAGGCCTTGCGCGTGGCATACGAGCGGCTGATCATGGGCGACCTGGGTCCCAAGACGCAGGCGGAGGCGCTGATCAAGTACCGGCCGAATGATTGGTTGGCACTGGTGAAGGGCACGCCGCTGGAAAAGCTGGCGCTGGAGATTAGCGGCGAGGTGCCCGAGGGCTACCACCGAATGCCGGACGGGTCAGTGATGCCGGACAGTGCGATGCCGCCGGGGATGGGCGGACCTGGTGGACAGGGTGGACCGCCGCCGGGTATGCCGCCGGGCATGGGCGGACCGCCGCCGATGGGTGGACCTGGTGGGCCGCCGCCGGGGCCGGGTGGGATGCAGGCGCCGGGGTTGGGCGGGCCGGGATTGCCGCCGGCGATGGCTGGACAGATGACGCCCGAGGCGCTGCTGGGGATGCCTGGCAATATGGCGCCGCCGGGATTGTTTCAGGAGATGATGGGGGAGGAGTTGCCCCCGGAAGAGTTGCTGCGCCGGCAGGGTGGACGACCGCCCGGGCCGCCCATTCGATAAGGAGAGCATGAGATGGCAACGTATCCGTACCCGTACAACGGGGCGACGAGTGACGACTGGGACATTACGATCCCAGCCAGCAATGTGACGAACCCGTACAGCGGAGCAATGGGGGCGCCGGCCACGACGCAGCCGCAGTACTCCACGCAGCCAGTGTACCCGACCAGCACGCAGCAGCCGCAGTACTCCACGCAGCCAGTGTACCCGACCAGCACGCAGCAGCCGACATGGTACACGGGCGCGACGCCGGGGCAGTGGAGCTACACGGTACCGCAGCCCACCTACCAGAGCGGCGGCGGGCTGAACAACCCGACGGTGGGCGCACAGAACCCGGTGGGATACACCAACACGGGCGAGTGGTGGAGCAATCAGCAGAACCAGTACGCCATGAATAGCTGGCTGCCGTACGCGCAGTACGAGCAGAATCGGTACCAGTACACGCAGGATTACAACGAGGCGCAGCGCAGATGGGACGCGGAAAATGCCTGGCGCCAGCAGCAGGACAGCTACAACATGAACCTGGCCGGCCGGCAGCAGACCATGGCCGAGTGGCAGGCGCAGCAGGCGGCGCAGCAGTGGGGCCAGCAGTTCGGCTATCAGCAACAGCAGGACGCATGGAGCCAGCAATTTGCGCAGGGCCAGCAGAACTGGCTGCAACAGTATC